TAAGATAATGGAATTTTTATCAGAAGCAGCAGGCAAGAATCTGCATTTAGAACATCTTGAAGATGAAATTCTAAACTTCGGTGTAGCTGGTGGTCGTGGAGCTATAGAGTTTCTACAATCATTAAGAGACATGTTTAAAGGTGGACAAGGTTCTAAGTTAAATGTAACAGTCAAGTGGGACGGTGCGCCTGCTCTATTCTGTGGACCACATCCTGAAACAGGTAAATTCTTTGTAGCTAAGAAGTCACTATTCAATAAGACACCAAAGTTCTATCACACAAATTCAGAGATAGATGCAGAGTTATCAGGTGAGTTAGCTAGTAAGTTTAAAGTAGCATTAGCTGAATTCTCTAAACTAGGAATGACAGAGATATTACAAGGTGATTTAATGTTTACTAACGATACTTCTACAATGGATATCGAAGGTAAAAGTCACATAACATTTCAACCAAACACAATTCTCTATGCAGTTGAGAAAGATTCTACGATTGGTAGAGACATACAAAAAGCTAAGATAGGTATTGTCTGGCATACAACATACAAAGGTAAGACTATAGAAGATTTAAAAGCTTCATTCGGTGCTAAAATACCAGGAAAAAGTTCGTCGGTATGGCAAGACGATGCTACATACAGAGATGTTTCAGGTAAAGCTAACTTCACAACAGGAGAGACAGCACAAGTAACTAAGTTATTGTCTGCAGCAGGTAGTCAGTTTCATAGGATCAATTCATCATCATTCAGTAAATTTATGACATGGCAAGACAGTCTTGGCGCATCAGCAGTAGGTTCTGGGTTCAAAACATACCTAAATACATATACAAGAGCTGGAAAGAAGTTACCGAAAGGTAAACAAGCTGTCAAAGGATATGTAGCTCATTTTACTACATGGTGGAAAAAGAACAAAGGTGATAATGATGTACAGAATTCTAAACTTAGAGAAAATCTAAGAATGATTAACAAATCATTATCAACACTAGAAAATGTAGTAGACTTTATGAGATTTTTGATTGAAGCTAAATTGATGATTATTAAGAAAATGGATTCCGCTAAAGGTTTAGCAAGGACATTCGTTAAGACGGACAATGGATTAAAGGTAGTAGCTCCAGAAGGATATGTAGCTATTGACAAAACTGGTGGTGCTGTTAAAATAGTAGATAAAATGGAATTCAGTTTCAATAACTTTACAGTAGCTAAGAATTGGGATAAATAATATGGACAAAAAACAAATAGATGAAGGTAGTTTAGTAGCTAACATTCAAGACATTTTAGATGTAATCACAAAAGAACTTAAGTCTCAAATGGGTAAAAAATATCAAAGAAACTCTAGGGACGGTTTAGGTTTCATCAATCAAGTAGCTAAATCAGTAGGTATGAAAGTGACTGATAAGAAACAACAAGACGGTAAATTGTTTCTTAAGTTAGATAATGACTTAGAAGAAAGAAAACAAGAACAAGACCCTCATGTTGATGATGTTGACGGAACACAACCAAAGAAATACTATAAAGGTTTGAGTAAGAAAGATAAAGAAGCAAGAGCTAATCACTTCAAGAAAGGTAGTAAGTCTCCTGCACCTGGTGATAAAGATGCTAAGACTACACCAAGTAAACATACACAAAAATTTAAAAAGATGTATGGAGAGTATGGAGAACATGACGGTGAAACAATAGACGATAGAGTAAAAGCCCACAAAAGATTACAGACTAAACATGCAAAAGACGGCAATAAAATATTATCTAAGATGTATGCTAATAAGGTCAAGAGAGATTTGGGTGAAGGCGCTGCCGATAAGTCATTGAATGATAAGTCTAAGAAGTCAGGGATCCCTGTAGGAATACTCAAACAAGTATTCAAGAGAGGTGTTAAAGCATGGCAGACAGGACATAGACCAGGTACTACAGCAGTACAATGGGGTCACGCAAGAGTTAATTCTTTTATCACTAAAGGTAAAGGAACTTGGGGTAAAGCAGACAAAGACTTAGCTGATAAGGTTAGAGGTGAATCAAACGAAGGTCTATGGGATAATATCAGAAAGAAGAAAGAAAGAATAAAAAAAGGTTCTGGTGAGAAAATGGGCAATAAAAATTCTGTTGATATAGACGCTTATAATAAAGCAAAGAACTCAAAATGAAAACATTTTTAGAACATATAGACTACGGATTATATGAAGGTAGACATGTACCATTAGATTCTCCTATGGTTGAAGAAGACGAGAAAGAACTTAACAAACCTAAAAGAGGTGGAGCTAAAAAGTTCTATGTGTATGTTAAAGACGGTGATAAGATTAAAAAAGTCTCATTCGGAGCAAAAGAAGGTGGTGGTAATCTAGCAGTTAAGTTAGACGATCCAGAAGCAAGAAAGAACTTTGCTGCAAGACATAATTGTGATACAGCAAATGATAAAACATCTGCAAGATATTGGAGTTGTAGATTGCCTACTTATGCTAAACAGTTGGGAATGAGTGGTGGTGGAAATTATTTCTGGTAATCCTTACGAGGAAGACGGGAACTTAAGAACATTCTATTCTACTGTGAGTAGTGATGAAATGGTTTGGCATCGAGACAAAGAAGAACGAAAAGTAACAGTTATAGAAGGAGAAGGTTGGCGATTTCAATTTAATGGGAGTCTACCAATAGAATTAAGAGAAGGAAAAGAAGTTATGATACCTAGAGAGATGTATCATAGACTACTAAAAGGTAAGACAAAATTAGTCTTACAGATAGAAAAAATATGAGTACAAACGATCAAGACAATTTTTTAAAACTTTCGATAAAAGGTTTCGCTAACATGGCGAAAGATGTGAGTAAGTTTGATAAACCTTTAGAGAAGTTAGCTAAAGATGCTGTGTCACAAGGTAAAAGAGGTTATCTAACATTCATGAACTGGTTTCAGAAGTTGAATAATGGTGATAAGTTGGCGTTAGCTGGTGAGTTGTCATACTACACAAAACAGAAAGATAAGACTATAGAGAAGATGTTAAAATACAAATTCGAATCAGTTGAATTAAAAACATTCGATCAGTTAAATGAAGCTAAAGATAAAGGTGTTACATTTACATACGGTAGATTTAATCCACCAACAGTAGGTCACATGAAATTAGCAGCGAAGATGAAATCGATAGCTCGTGGTCATGATGTACACATATACACTTCACACACAACAGACAAGAAGAAAAATCCATTGACTAACAAACAGATTCGACAGTTTATGAATCCTATGTTACCGAGTGGTATTGATGTACAAAAAACAGAAGCTAGAACCGTATTTGATGTTGTAGTAAATCTATACAATAATGGATATACACACATTCAAATGGTTGTAGGTTCAGATAGAATTAAAGAGTTTGATATGCTATTAAACAAATATAACGGTATCAAAGCTCGACACGGTTATTATAAAATGGATTCAATTAAAGTTGTATCAGCAGGTGAAAGAGACCCAGATTCAGAAGGTGTTGACGGTATGTCAGCGTCTAAAATGAGACAATTAGTTCACATGGGTGATAAAGAAACATTCATCAACTCATTACCTAGAGGTTATAAACTCGGTGATAAGTTATTTACAGCTGTACAGAAGGGTATGGGATTAAAAGAAGATATATTCCCAGACTTTATGTATGAGTTATACAATCCTCAAAAGCATGAATGGGGTACAGAAGCGGGTAGAGAATACGCTCAAGATCATACACCAGGTCAGTCTGTATTAAGTTACGCTAAAAAGAGAGTACAAGAACAAGAAGTACCGAAGAAAGTATTAGTTGACAAAGAAAAGATGTATAAAGATTTAAAAAAAGAACGAGATGATTTTGTCAAAAGATACGGTAAAAGAGCAGACGAAGTAATGCATGCAACAGCAATGACAATGGCTAAGAATAAACATGGAATTAATTAAATATAAAGAAGACGATTTAGTACTTGAATTAGACGAGGGTGTAAATGATCCTGGAATATTCAAAGCTATAGTACTCGCTGGTGGACCAGGTAGTGGTAAGTCTTTTGTCGCGAAACAATTAGGACTTAAATCATTAGGATTAGTAGTTGTAAACTCAGATAACTATTTTGAGATGTTAATGAAACGAAAAGGACTTTCATTAAAAATGCCAGAGAACGAAGCAGAAGATAGAGAAGTCGCTAGAATGTTTGCAAAGTCATTAACAGACAAAAGATATCAATCATTGATTGCAGGTAGACTAGGTATTTTAATTGATTCAACATCAGGTGATCAAGGAAAGACATTTAAAATGATGCGAGAATTAAAAGGTTGGGGATATGATGTTAAAGCTATATTCATTGATACTGATTTAGATGTAGCATTACAAAGAAATAATGAAAGAGCTAGAACTGTACCACCAAAAATTTTAGAGAAATCACATGCTGCAGCTCAG